ATGTACTCACGCATGATACTGGGATTCAACACAATCCATTCAATCTCGGCGGGTGTCAGACCCTCTGGCAGCGGCGGGTGATACATGGGCGCTGGTTCGGTAATGGTTACAATCTCAACCGGAGCCACTACGGGTACGGCTGGAGACCCACTAAATAAGCCACCCAACGTAGAGCAACCGCTCAACAACAAAACACTACTCAGGGTTAGGAGTTTCATCGAACTGCCTCGGATTGGTGAGATCAATAAACTGCTGGTGAACCTTTGCGGTTCCTTTGTTCACAATTTTCTCAATAAGCCCTGGCTTTGCGATAGCCAGATTATTCAGGTCATGCCGAGCAAAGGTATTCCTGAGTTGATTAACCTTTTGACGAGCCTCATCATTAGCCTCTGAAAGCTCTGATATGAGAGCCTGATTCTGACGCTGAGACTCAAGCTGCTCCTGCATTTGAGTATTCTGCTGGGCAATCGCGCCTTCCAAGACAGCTTGGTTGTTAACTGCTGTTTGAAGCTCTACTTCGAGCTGAGCTATTTGCGCTTTTTGTGTGCTGATATAGAAATAACTGCCTCCAGCAGTAGCAATCAACAAGAAACCAAGAACAAGACTAATCTGCATATGTGTACACCTTCAAAGGCTCGCTTTTGCCCTTCACTCTTATGGGTTTCAATGATTTTAGCAAAAATTTGCAATTTAGTGCAGTTTCTTCTCCAATTAGCGTCCCAACCCCGACTTCTTTGGTCGCTGATTCCAATCGGGCGGCGATATTGCACGGGTCGCCGATCAAACTGAACGCAAATCTATCTGTTGCACCAAAGTTACCCGCAATACAAACACCGCTATTGACACCCACGCCGATCGCTATTTCTGGGATGCCTTCTTCAGTAAAGCGCACATTAAGATCAGCAATGTTGCTTTCTATTTCCTTCGCTGCGGCTAATGCAAGGTCGTGATGGTCGGGCTGTGGGATTATAGTGTTGAAGTGGAACATTCCTGCGTCGCCAATAAACTTATCCGTCACGCCGCCGAACTTATTAACAGCTTTTACCTGCACATCCAACACGTTGTTCATTATGTAGGTCACCATTTCAGGCTCTACCGATTCGGACAGGCTCGTGAACCCTCTTAAATCTGTGAATATGATGCTGCAATCTACTCTCGCGCCGTTAACTTGGCATAATTCAGGGTTGTCTTGCAGCTTTTTGACCATTCGCGGGTCAAGGTACTTACCAAATTGCTGCTTAATAAGCTGCCTGAGCCGGTATTGGGTGCGGAAATTAAGGTAAAACGCCCCAGAAGCGCTTACAAACTGGGAAATCAGAGCCCAAGTAACGTCTAAAAGCACCCCTTGTTGTATGGAATAAGCCCCATACGCGCCCGTAGAGACAAAAATAGCGAAAAACGACACTACCCCAAGGGTAACGCCTAATTTTGTCACCAAGACCCAAACAAGCGCTACTGTGAGCACCAAAATGGCTAATTCTGCCGCCAACGACCAATCAGGGATTCTTGGACTATCGGTGATGAGTATTGATTCAGCCAAGGCAGCTTGGATTTTGTGTGGCTCGAGCAATCCAACAGGCGTAGCCAGTTGCGGCATAATCCCCATAGCGTCAGTGCCGATAAAAACGAAACGGTCTTTTACATCCATCTCAGCAAGCGTCGCCTGGTGTGTGTTCACCCAGCTAATCCACTTGCGGCCCAACGAATCAGTCGCTACTGGCGGCAATCCTTGCACAATGATCTCTTCAATGCCGTTTGGGTTTGTCCTGATGAGGTAGGTATTTGCGTTAGCCAGAACCTTTAAAACCTGTGTGCCAAACGCCGGAACCCAACCGTCGGGTGTTTTCATCAACAAGGGCATACGACGCACTAACTGGTCTACTTCTACTGGCGCTGAAGCGATTCCTTGTGATGCTGCATTACGCAACACCTCGATATTTTGCACAACCCCTAAAGCAGAGTAGCCTCCGACCGGATTCCCGATAATGACCGTACCAACGGTTTCTGGAAAGCCAGAGCCTTCATTTTCGTACATTGCAAGGACGCTGTTACTGCCCTGCAACGAGCGGGCAAACTCTTCATCGCCACCGAGTCTGTCGGGCTGCGGGAAAGCCACTGACCAGCCCACTCCCAGAGCGCCTTTTTGCATTAAATCATCTTGTATCTCTGCTAAACGAGCTCTGGGCAACGGCCAGCCGCCTTCGCGCTCAATATCTTCTTCTGTAATATTCAGCACAGCAAAATAATTGCTTTGCTCGTACTCGGCCACAAAATAATCAAACGTCCTGAGCTTTAGAATCTCGGTGAGCGTTGATTGGAAGAGTAACGGCAGTGAAAGGACCGCAACAAGCGCTACCGTTTTAAGCGCAAACTTCATTAGTCGAACTGATTCACTGTAACAGTTTTGTTACAATTTGCGGTGCAGTCCAAAATTACCGTGTACGCCTTGGCGCTAACACCCGTTTGGGTAGCGTTTACCGTGTAATCTCCTTGCTCAACTCTAATATTTCCAACGTGAGCGCCATCCCCACTCTGCGTCAGGTTCACTGTCGAGTTATCGGCAGGATTATTACGGAACTCTATATCACCGTCTTTAGCACCACTCCCTGACTGCGTAATGGTGGCATCGTTGTTGTTACAGTTACCACAGGACTTGATGTAAGCATTGTGGTTGCCCGATCCTGACTGAGTTGCAGTCCATGCGCTGTCATCCCCGAAAGCGTAGAACTTAGAGTAATGATCGCCTGTCCCTGATTGAGAGATTGTGTAAACATTGTCATTGCCTGACATAAAGATTTCACCCTGCATGTCATCCCCAGTTTGGGTAATAGTTAACTCATTATCGTCTTCGTCAGCATCAATATAACCTACATTATTATCGCCAGTTTGTTCAATCGTATATTCATTTCCCGTGTGATTGGTGTATTGCGAGTAGGCTTTGGCAAGATTGTTCGTCCCATTCTGGTCTATATCAATGGTGGCGCTGGAACAATTGTGCGTGGCGTAGGTTCCATTGCTCAAACCGCACCACACCTGGGCTGTATTACCAGAGCCTATTTGGTCAATGTAGATGCTGGAGTTTCCTTTCAGGTCAATGTCCACAGAGTTGTCGGCTGCCCAAAGAGGAAAGCTAAGGAGACTGATTAATATAAATCGCATTTTCTCCTCCTCCGTTAACGGTGATATCCATTGCTTTTCCTGCGGTAAGGATTGAGATGTTGTACGATCCATCTTTGTCTAGCTCAAGGTCTACGGTGTTCTCAACACTTCTGAAAATGGTTAGAACCTCTCCATCAACAAAGGTGTAGATTTGATTCTGCGGATCGAAACCAGGAATAATCCCTTCAATCTGAACACCGGCTATTTGCTCTGCTTCTGCTTGTTCCGTGACGGATACCTCAATAATTTCCAGTAAGTCTGTTAGAAAATCTACATTCAGAAGGTCTATGTCGAGTCGGCCTATCTCATCTTGCAACTCGTCATTCTCTAACTCATTCTCGTCGAGTTCGGTTTCCTCTAACAAATCTACATCGAGAATGTTTGAGGTCGTGCCTGACTGCTCCTCCACCAGTTCAGTAATCTCATCTCTTGGACTAATAATCAACAAGTTATCAATGAATCCTAAAGTCAATCCTGTCAATACAACGGGCCGAGTTGGAGCTGACTCTGCTACCGTAGTCATCGTTGCCTGAAAAGGCTGATTTAGAACAACTGTGCTAGCAGCAGTTTCAACCGTGATCTCACCGCTGGCACTACCGTCTTCGTTGGGCAAGAGGATGATTAAACTACGGCCTATCTCATCGACAGTGGTGGTGAAATCTGTGCCTCGAATAGCTATGGTGGCAGTTGGGGTACGGATAGAGATATTTTCTTTGTTGATTCTACCCAAAGCACCTGTCAGGAAACGAGCTGTACCGCTTGCCATGTTCAAGGCTAACCGAGATTTAGAGGGGTCTGGGTCAAAGACAAAATCATCAATGACTATCTTGCTGTGTTCCGTGAGCCTCAAAATAGAATCATCTAAGAAAGAGATCGCTAACCTGCCATTGCCGGTACGGACATCATCGTAACTGGAAATGCCCAACTCTAATTCAGCAGTCAGAGAATCTGTTGTGTCCTGCCGAACAACCTCACCGATACCCCGAAGCTCAGTGATTTCACCGACTTGAGCTTGGACAGCAAGCGGTAGGAATATCAGCAGCCACTTGAGCATTGGTCAATGTCGATGGTTCCGCCCGTTGTGATACCAATAATATTAACTATTCCAGCCGTAGAGCCAGTGCTACTTGTCTGGTCTATGTCGATATTGTTGGTATTGCCCGTGATGTCGGCGGTAATAGAGCTATTAGCATTTCCCGTCTGGGTAGTATCAATGTCATTTGAGTCGCCATCAATGTCCCAATTATTCGTCGCACCGACTACTTCTGAGGTGATGTTCAGGGCGTTACTCGTTCCAGTAATAACAATATCTGTATTGCCGCTAGTAGCTGTCGATGCTGCTCCCTGAGTAAAAACGAGTACGTTGGAATCTCCGGTTGCAGCAAAATCAAAATCACTGCCAGCAGCGTCTCCTGTCGCACCGACGGCCAGAGTTTGCGTGTTAGAATCGCCCGTAGAAGACAATGTAAATGAAGTGGTATTGCCTTGAGCGACCGTAGCGGCAATTACATTGCTGTCACCAATCTGGTCAATATCAACGGTCATGGTGGTTCCCGTTAAAGACGCCCTAGTGCTGGTAGTACCCACGATATTGCTAGAACCGATCTGATCTATATTCATTGTGAGGGCCGATGATCCGCCGCTCTGAGTTATATAAATATTATTGTTGGCGCTATACGCTGAAACCATGTAGGCCAGTGAGAGCAAGACTGAAAGATACAAAACACAATTTTTAATGAGGGATTTCATTAGAAGCCTCCTTCTGTGGTTCAAAGTCCCATAGGTCGTCTTCAATCCCTTGAACAATAATGGCATAAACTGCTGCTTCGATAGCCGAGCGAACCGCATAGGTTTGCGTTTCATTAGCAGCAAAACCACTTTCTAGCTCAAACAGCTCTGTTCCGTTCTCCGTGAATCGAAACCCATCTAACCCTGTACTGGTCGAATAAACCTGTTTACTCGTTACTACATTTAGCAACACTTGTCCAGTTTGGACTAGAACTGCCCTCAAAGCCACCGTAACCTCGTCAATTCGGTATTGACTGCTGGCCCCGATTCCCAGATATCGCGCTCCAAGCCCGCCAGACCGAAGATTGGTATCGTAACCCACAATTCCACCGGCCATAATCAAGCCAGAAAACAGCAGGGGCTCTAGCTTATTTGCGCCCTCCCCGCCATAACTGCTTCGGGTAGAAATAATAAGCTGCCGCTCTCTCGTCAAAGCGTCTAAGTTCCCACGCTCGGCCACTAAAAACCACTTGCCATCACCCGCCGCTAGAAGCGCGTCTATGAGAAAAGCATCCCCTGCCTGAGTTACTGCGGTGCTGAACAAGGCCATGTTGTCTGCTGTAGCCCTTTGTCCCGTTTGATCTGCAAAGGCATAAACGCTTACAACAGCCTTTTGCCGTGGCGGAGAAAGATTTAGAAGGTTTTTGAGCGTTGGGCGCTCTATCCGTGGGCCACGGGCACAATCATTAAGATTAATGCCTCGATCATCAATGTAATCCTGACTGATGAGCGCACATCTCCTAGCCGAATCGACACTCGCGCATCCGGCAAGTAACGCCATAAGGCATAAAGCTAAGGTGCGCACTCGTCCGTACTGCAAATACCAAAGGAACCAATGGGTATGCGTATTTCAGTGATGGAATCATCTGTGTCAGTAACGGTAAGGATTATCTCTGTACCCGTATTCACAAAAGCAATTGAGTTTCCTTCGAGGTCAAAAACCCCGCCTGTACCGCCTGTCTCAGAGTTAAATAAGGATTCTGCTAAGTCCCTCGATAGCTGAGAATATATGCGTGATTCCAAATTCCGGGTGAATTTAGC